CATACTCGTTCCGCCACCGGGAAGAGCCATGTCCCCGAACTTGCTTCTTTTCCTTCCCACAATTTGTTTTCCAAATGCTTCCACCACATCAAGCAGGATCTCCTGATCTCTTGCCTGAAGCACATCCCAGTTATCATTGGCAGTGAAGCTGTTGGAGACGTATTTCAATTCAGCTAAACCCTGTACTGTCGGAACCGGATGCAGTATCATCTCTCCTGGGGAGTTTTCACTTCTTCTTGTCAGGTCAATCTTAATTTCCGGATCGCAGCCGTAAGCGATTTGTCTGTTCCTCGATGCCTGACTGAATAAAATCATATCAGATGCATTTCCTGGTAGCATATCATAGTCACTCATAAGAGCAAAAGGCATGGTAATCGGGTTTAGGTCGAGTCCGAGTTTCGGGGGGATCCAGTCTTCCATAGTTTTGAAGTCTGCTGGCAACTTATAATTAGTCACTCCCACCATGACTAATACATGGGCGGTCTTGGTGACTCCCTTTCTGGCAATCCACCAACGATACGTATCATCGAGGATCTCAGTCCAGTCATCATCATCTATCTCCACCTTAACTAACTGATTTCCCAGTCTCCTTAAAACCTTGGTTTTAATCCACGCTTCTGTGGTAGGAACTTCTTCATCTGCCATGATTTCTCCGTAAAATGAAATGGCTCGTCCAGCGAGCCACTTTAATTATCTGTTTCTTTTGGCTTTGGTAATCTTTGTCTTGATTACTTCAGTTACTGCCGGATCGGCAATCACTTCAGGGGAATCCAGAACTTCTTTCAGAATTCTTTCATCTTCTTCTTCAAGTATACTCTGAATACTTGTTTCAGGTGCTTCATCAGCTGGGACAATCACGTCGGCTGGAACGACTAAAGGAACTTCCACTGGAATTTCAATAGGCGATTCGACTACTTCGACCACTTCGGGTTCTTCAGTAATGACAAGCCCAGTACCTGTTTCAGGAAGATCTTCTGTGAGCAACTTGCTCTGATCTTCATCTTTCACTTCTTCAAGGAACTCCGGGCAATATCTTGCGAACCTTGCTCCGGTTAAAACTCTATTCGGATCGGTTAGTGTTGAGCCATCAGGCAGATACACTATTCCAGCTAGATCTCTTCTTTTTCTATATTGATTGCTCATTATTCTTTTCCTTCAATTTATTATCACATTATTTCCGATAAAAAAAATGGACGGAGGTTTAGCTCCGCCCATCTGCACGAACGAAGTAACGATTAGAACGGCATATTCGTAACAGTTACTTTTCCGAAATAGTTGTTACTAAGAATCTTAGCAGCATACCTTGTTCTTATACCCTTGCTCATTTGGAACGAAGAAGGATTGAAGAATGTCGGTGTCAACTGGATTGGAATGTATGGCGCATAGCAGATACCAGAATCAGCAAATCCAGGACCTTTGTAACCAACGAGGATTACGTTAGAGGTCAAGAACGGATCTGAGTACACTAACCATTTACCATTCAAAGTTCCAGCTTTCTGGATGCCTAACTGAAATTCAAGATTTCCAAGGGTGGAAACGAATTCAGGAAGCTGATCCAAGAATGCTATGATTTCAGGACTGGTGATTATCCAGTTCGCCTGCTGTTTCAGAGTAGCTTTGTAGACTTTCTGAGACATAGAGCTAATACGGGCAATCAGAGTTCTGATGTGATCTTGCAATGTGATCTGACTTGTGGTCGGATCGTAGACGTAATCCCAAGTGGTCGAATGAGCTGCTTTAACGTTGGCATAGATCATACCAACAAGTTCTCTATCGACTTCAAGAGCAACCTGTGAACCGGAAGCAGAAACTAAATCAGCTTCAGCATCAGTTCCCCAGAGAGCTTTCATGTCTTCAGCTGTCTCAACCGAGTATAAACTGACAAGTTTCCTTGAACCAGCTCTTACAGGTATGATGTCAAGATCGCCTTCAACAGAGGAAATACCTTGGTCGGTATTCTCAACTGGGTAGGAATAACTTGCGGTAACAGGAGTTCCAACTGAAGGACCAGTCACGAACACTACTGTCATAACGCCAGTTTCATAGTTCACAACACCGGCAACAACACCCTCTCCAACAAGTCCGCCATTTCCATCATCAATAGCAGTAACTGAGCCAGCTGTAACTGACAGGGTTCCTGGATTGATTTTACCACGGCTTAACTGTTTGAAGAATGTGGTGACTCTTGCACTGGTGTCTCCGGTTCCGAGCAATTCGTTTTCTACAAATGTTTCGGCTTTGGAGTAAGTCGGATCAAAATGATCGACTTTAGGGAACACGTCGCCTTTTGTGATGGTGCCTTTTGTGGTACCATAAATATTCTTATAAAAAGCGATTGCGCCGATTGGTCCGTCCATTGGTTGAACAGAGGCAACGTTATTTGCTATCAAATTCGGCCATACGTTGCGGATGAGAGGGAAAATGAACTTGGTATACTCAGCTACTGCTGTAGTAGACATTGCTTCGTTCATCATACCTTTCATGTGAACCATTTGGTTCTCAAGAATCATGGCAGTGTTCTCGGCATTTCTTTTACCGTTAACATCTTTTACCATACCTTTCCATTTGTCTAAAAGCTGTGCTCTTAAACCGGGTGCAAGGTTACCCTCAAGGAACATTTCGCGAGCTTCCATTTGGATGCATCTCCTACTTAGTTAATGAATTCTGTTATTTTTTTCGGCTTTCGTCGCTGATTCTAATCAGTTCTTCCATCGATACTCCGCACACATCTGTGCCTTTCTTGCTTGGAACTCTGTTATTCTCACCTACATTGCCGACGACTTCTTCTGTCAAAGACAAATTCTTATTCGCCTTCAACCTCCTCTGAACATCTTCAAACAGCCCATTCTTGTGGGATACATCCTTTTTAATTTGCGCTTGACGCCCTCTATCCTTGAGGAAATTGTCTAACGTACCATAGACTTCCTCTTCGCTATCGACCAGCTCTTCAATCATGGCTACTTCGAGAAGCTCAAGCTCCCCAGCAGTTATGCCTGATTTCATCGCCAGACTACCAGCGTAGTTTTGTAAAGCACTGTTCTCCCCATAAGGTAGCGGATCTTCATTCTCTACCGTGAGGGCAGGTACTGGTGCTCTTTCAGTTCTGCCAGATTTCCTCTCAGCTATTTTGCTAGCCAGAAGATCTCTCTTAGTTGATACAATATTTTCAACGACCTTCGGTTTTACCGCAGGTACAGGAGCCATTACTATTTTGGCTTTAATTTTTTCAATTACTTCTTTTAGTTTCGTGGATAACGATGCGAGATCCTCGAACAGAGATACGTCCCCAATGAGTCCGAGAACTTCTTCCCTTACTTCCGAAGTTACGCCCCTTAATGTTTTTTCAGTAAACAACTCGTAGCCAGCTCTTTTAGCTGCACCAGCGAAAGTCAACATCTTCAGCGTTAATGCTGTATCTTCCTCAACATGCTGTCCGATTTCTAAATTCAATCTTGTTATCTCGGACTCTAAGAACTCGTTTCTTGTAATGAGGACCTGCTGAGCTTCTTTCATACCGTTGAGTTCCAAATCAGGATCTTCAGCGGTCTCTACATCAGGCAATATGATCGGATTGCCCGTTTCGTCAACACCTTCCTTGGTGTATACTGGTTCTGCAAATTCTCCGGCAGCGCCTTCATCTACGCAGTCCCATGTTTTCAAACTGTAATCGCTCTGCACTATCTGGAGAGGACGACCATCAGGTAATTTCTCTTCCGATAACTTTACTGAGCCAAATCCTCGGCTAGAGACATCCACCGGTACTCTTGCGCCGATTAAAGCCGACAAATCCTGACCATTATGGGTAGGCAATACTTCCAGCCCGCCAGTGATTATGCCATCTTCCCCGATACTTAGCTCCGTGATGATATGCGATACTCTTGTCAATTTTGTTTTGCCGTCGCCAGGATGGTCTAATTCGCCCTTTAATTTTCTTGCTTTAATGGCGGGTTGAAGCTTGGCAACTTCCCTTTCCATTATCGGTCTGGGATAAACTCTGCCGTTCGCAGTAGGTCTATCGCATTTACCGAACGGACCTCTTCCCTTTATAACGCCAGGAAAATCTTTATCTTCATATAGTTCGAAAATAACAGTCTGGCTATCGGTCAATAATTCTCTTAAATAACTCATTTCAAATCCTTCTCATCGTTACTTATGCTCTGATACCCTTGTCCGTGAGCTTGAACGCTCTTTTCTGCTTGTGCTTTTTCTTCAACGGACTGTGCTTAGATCTCAGTGCCTTAACTTTGTTTCTTAAAATATCTTTGCCTGTTTTAATCCTTATAGAGAGCCCCTTCTTACCTCTTCGTGCAATTAGAACTTTGGATTTCCCCTTCAGAGTAAGAGTGTGCCGTACTTTTACAGCTCTCAAACTCTGAAGG